CCTGAACGCGAAGATTTCCGTTTACGTCAAGAGGGTACGAAGGCGTTGTGTCATTGACGCCAACACGGTTAGTTGACACGTCAACAAACAACGTGCCGCTATCAAAGTTAGCGTCACCAGAAACGGTCAAACCACTCAACGTCCCAACCGAAGTCAACGACGAAGCCGTCACCCCACTGGCAAGCGTCCCTCCCGTAAGAGTTCCTGCATCCGCTGATACCGTGATGTCAGCCGATCCATTGAATAATGTGCCATTGATACTTCTACCTGGAGAGAGCGTCGCCGCTGACGATGCCGATGTAGCAGTCGCTGCATTGCCACTCGTATCTTGATTTCCAGCAGTATCAACGCCAGGAAGGCTAATGTTCGCCGTGCCATTGAAAGAAACCCCTCCGATAGTACGGGCCGTTTCCAACGCCGTAGCCGTCGCTGCATTGCCACTGATGTCGTTCGGCAACGTCCCGTTCGGAACATCGTTTGTACGACCAGCACCCAACACCAGAACCTCACCCGTGGAAGCGTCCACACGCACCACACGACCAATTTTCTGCACCAACTCAGATTCACCCGTCGGACGGGTCGCTGTCAACCCGCCCGTAGGAGCCACATACAACTCGTCATTGATGCTGTACGTCGAAGTGTTCAAGCTGCCGATCACGCCAAGAATCGTTGCATGCCCCTCGGCGTTGTGCGCCAACGAAGTCTGGTTGACCCCCAACGCAGGCATCGTGCTTGCAGTATCGGCCCGAGAAGGAGATACCTCAACAGCGCCAGAGGCTCCTACAGAGCCAGTGGCGTACACGGGGCTGCCAGCACCGATTGTGCTACCAGACGTATTTTTGATGTGCAAATACACAGGCCCAGCAAGATCGCCATGAATGTGCGACGCATTCAACAACCCGTTGACCGTCAGGTCTTCAACTGTGAAGTCCAGACCAGACAGGTCGGTGTCAAGGTTCAACGTTACAGTAGCAGCAGAACCGCCACCGCTCAGCCCAGTACCAGCAATAACTTCCTGAATGATGCCATCAGCCCCATCGGCACCAGCAGGACCAGTTTCGCCCTGAATCCCCTGAATGCCTTGAATGCCTTGGATGCCTTGATCTCCTTGAGGACCAGTAGCGCCCGTTTCGCCTTGAATCCCTTGGTCGCCTTGAAGCCCAGTCTCACCCTGAATGCCCTGAATGCCCTGTGGCCCAGTATCGCCAGTTTCACCTTGGATACCCTGAATGCCCTGAATGCCCTGATCGCCTTGGGGGCCAGTTTCCCCCTGAATGCCTTGCGGCCCCGTATCTCCAGTTTCCCCCTGAATGCCCTGAATCCCCTGCGGGCCTGTCTCGCCCTGAATGCCCTGCGGACCAGTATCACCAGTCTCGCCCTGAATACCTTGGATGCCCTGCGGCCCAGTCTCTCCCTGAATACCTTGCGGGCCAGTGTCGCCTTGAATGCCTTGAATGCCTTGGATACCTTGCTCGCCCTGCGGGCCAGTGTCGCCCGTAGGCCCAGTAGGCCCCGTCGGGCCAGTAGCGCCCGTCGGGCCAGTATCGCCCTGAATTCCAGTTGTGCCACGCTGCGCCAACGTCTGCCAACTAGCGTTAGACGACCCTGCCGTCGGCAAAGCATTCCCAGTGTTAGAATCAAGACGAGAAACAAACGAATTGCCGCTGCCGTCAATGACAACATCGCCAGTAGAATACGTCGTGCCCGCATCGTAGACGCCCAAATACGTCAAACCATCAGCAATGTTTAGCTGAACAAGGGCTTCTTCTCTTGCATTGATGTTGAACTGGCGGTCTATCCACTTAGACATTCCTACCCCTGGTCCGCATGCCACTCAAGATGGCGAGTTTGAGCTTGACGTACTTCTTTCACATCGTCACGCACTTCACCAATGCGATTTGCGATGTCATCCAGCCGCCGCAAATTAGCGCCGTGCTGTTCAGTGTTTTCTTTTCTAAATTTGTTTGCCCAAATAGCAAACACGCCAGTGATCAGAGCCGCTCCTGAGCCACCAAAAATTGCTGCCCAAGAAGCCATAACACTATGCTTCCAGCGCTGCAAGGCGAGTGCGGATGTCTTGAATCGCTAACGTGATCAACGACATCCATGCAGTGTGGCTGACACCCATAAGAAGCTGGTTGCCTTCTGCATCGGTGCCGTGCGTAGCAAGAAACTCTGAAACCAGTTCGATCTCGTCAGCAATGGGACCGATTTCGGGATGGCCTGGAGCGTTTTTGCGGTTCCAAAGTTTAGGCTCAACCGAGTCAATCATGTCTGGGGTTAGCCAACTGCCAACTGGTTGAATGTTTTCTTTATCGGCAGCCACAGAACTTTCTTTGATCAAAGCCGACAAACCAAACGCAGTAATGATGTGTGCGTTTGTGCCGCTACCAGTCGGGAACTGTGCGCCGCTATCGTAAGCTTTGAAAGTTCCAGTTGCTTTCGTAACTACATCGTTGGCTGTTGCTGTTCCGCCGATCTGGAAATGGTTGTTACCGTCGGCAGTAAACGTCCACTGATTGTTCGCATCATCGTAAGTAATGCGGTCATTGTCGTTGCCGAACTCGATGAAACCAGCAGCATTCACAAAAAGACCAGTAGCTCCCACCGTTACTTTCGTAGCCTGCAAATCGGCAATCGTCCCGACCGAAGTCAACGACGAAGTTGTCACTCCCGACGCCAACGTGCTCCCAGTCAGAGTGTCAGCAGCCGCAGTTACAGTGATCGCCGCAGTGCCGTCAAAATCGACACCGTTGATCGCTCGAGCGGTCGCCAACGCTGTCGCTGTGCCGCCAGCGTTACCCGACACGTCACCCGTGACGTTACCCGTAAACGTTGCAGCGCCAGTAGTGTTATCAAGAATTTTCACATCGGCAGTGTCGTACAAATCGCCTTTGAAATCGCCATTTACGTTAGCCGCAGTTACAGTGCCACTAGCCGTCACGTTTTCCACAGCTTGCGTGCCAGTGATCGCCACAGCACCATCGCTGGTTACCATGTTGTTATTGATGTAGTTCACCAACGCCGAAAAGTTAGCGTTGACTTCCGTTGAAACAGCGTCTGTTGCCGCCGTAAACGAATTAGGAACTGAAACTGGACTAGCCATTATGACCTCGCCTTCTTAGGCAGGAATTTCAACGTAAACCCTCTAATCTCCCATTGGACATTATCTGGTCCACGAAATTTCAAAGCAACAGCACGCCCTGCGCCACCAATGCTGCCACCACGAACAATTTCGTCCTGCGTAGCCGCCGAACTGTACGCCCACACACGTTCATCCCACTGCGCCAAAGCGTTATCGTCAGGATTGCCGTCATCGTCATCCCACACCAAACCATTAGGCGTGGCAGTGCCCTCAACGTTCAACAACAACGTTTTGCGAGCCGAACCATCGTAATAATCCAAGAACACATCAACTTGAATAGTGTGTGCGGCTACACCGCTCACAATAAACTCTGGTTTTTTGAACCGTTTTGGCTGGAACGGTGACCCGCCATCGATCCAACGAGTGGTGTAATACGATCTTACGCCCACTTCAGTAGATGTTTCTGCATCGTTGAAAGTGTCGTAAGTAGCTGCGGCTTCTAGCCGCACCAAACCATTACTTGTGCCTGTAGCGGCGACATGCAACACTTCTTCGTCGGAGTTTTGGAACTCCACGTTGGCTCGCATGTCAACGTCATACGCAACCCACGCCCCGCTAGTCGGGTCAAACACAAAACAACGATGATCTCCGTCGGCCATCGGCACCCGCACCCAAATGCGGCTCCGTACCGACGCAACTTGCACCTCGTCCAAGTTTGCATCATCAAAGTATCCGTTATCCATCAACGGATACACTTTTTCAAACGCCCATTTGGGTTCGCCATCGCCGTTGTAATAGTAAACGCCACGATCAGGCGAGAAGAACCACGCCCCCTCAGGGTTTACGCACACTCCCGTGTCGCTGACAGCTCCAACGCTAGACGAAACTTTTACCACCTGAAAGTTTTGGCGAGAATAACCAAAAATGGCATGCACGGACCTGTGCATAAACACAAGCAAATGGTCACGGAACGAAGCAATTTTTACGATCTCGTCGCCGTCTTCGTCGCCAATCTCAATCCAGTCGTCTTCAGCCCACCGATCAGCGTACCCAGGATGCGAAAACCGTACACGGGTCGGATAAATCGTTGTGGCCTCATCAGTGTAAGCGGCCCACATGAAACCGCCGTGCGACTCCACATACCTAGCGTGCGGGAAAATGTCGCCAACAGCAGTAGCGTAATCGTTTTGATAAGCGCCATGCGAATCAGGAACAACAGTAGTTGCAGTGTCGGGCACGCCAGCAGGCGTAGCCCACGACTGCGTAGGCGCTGCGCCACACGTAAACCACGACTTGCCGTTCATTTGGGCGTGATCCAAAATTTCGTCGTCGCCTGTGTTCGTCACAGAAGTCCACGATGCGCCAATGCCACACGCCATGTTCGTTGCGCCAGTACCGCCCTCGGTAGCGACCACCTGCGACGAGTTGTTTACCTGATCACGGTGTTCAAACAAACGAGAAGGAGTTGTGGCCGAACCAAACGGCTGATAACCGCCCCAAGCTTGCACCGCACGACGACGTTGCACACCGCCACGCTGCGAAACGTCAACGTTCAACAAATCAGGCGACTCATTAGGAAGCAACAAGAAACGGTCGGCTACAGCATTCAAGCCACCCGTAAAGTCAACTTGAGGCGCAAGACGCAACTGAGGGGAGCGGCCACCGCGGCGAACAGGAATAGCCATCTAAATCACTCCCACGAGAAACGAGGGTCCACCAACGAAGAAATTTGTCGGTTGTAGTCGCCGCCCCATGTCACGTTGTGGGCAGGACTAGGATCGTCATAGTACTTTACCAGTTCCCGCAATCGAAGGTCGGCCATGTCTGCATAGTACAAAGCCATCTGCGGTTCATCCTGCTGGGCGTAAGCTCTGCCAACAGCCCAGTTCAAAATGACCGAATCAAACTCTTCGGGCATGTCGGACGTGGCAGCAGCCCCGCCCGCAACCCAATCCTGCCGTTTCGCATAGCCACGCACTACATAAGTGTCGCTGCTGCTACTAGGTGCAGGGTCAAGAATCAAATCGCCGTTATGCCACTGCGACCAGTGGTACGGCGTTCCTTGCGTGCTCATGTCACGCTGACGAATCGTGTCACGAGTCGTAATGTCTTGCCAACGCAGCTCACGAGACGGCCCACGTACCTGCCGAATCTCGCCTACGTCGTAATCGCTAGAACCTTTTACTGCTGCAAGAGTGTAAGTCGATTGGCCACTAGTGACTGTAAAAGTCCAGTCCTGTTCATAAAACGGCCATTGCTGACGCCGAGTTTGTGCTCGGGTCGATCCATCACGAATCCATTCGTCAACAAGAGTGTCAGGAAGGTCCGCAGCATCCAAGTCCAGCGTCAGCCGAATTAGTTCTCGAAACTTAGCTAGATTGTATGCCACGGACCTCTCCTAACGATAGTGCGATCAGGGGCGGGCCAGCATTGCTGACCCGCCCCACTCAGACCTCAAGCCTAGATCAATTAGGCAGTCGTGAGGCCGTAGATGCAACCCTGATGACGGCGGCTGTTGATGGTAAGGTTACCATAGGTCAGCAGCTTCATCGTGCGGGTGTCGTAATCGGTCGGCTGAATAAACGGCCCAGCCTTGAAGAAACGATCACGGTGCACCTTGAGGCGCAGGTACTTCGGGTTCACGAAGTACATTTCGCCAGACGGGCAATCCTCGTCGAACAAGACGGGGCGGCCCTTGAACTCCAGAGCCTGGAAGCCAGCGTCCGCCAGCGAAGCGTCCATGTGACGGACGTTCGCCTGCAGCAGCGACTCATAGTGCTCATGCAGTTCCTGCGTGGTCAGCACGAAGGTAGGCGTGTCGCCGCCAACCGAAGCGCTGTTGAACGCATGGGTCATCATCTGACGGTCCAGCACGGTGCTGTCGGTGTGGCCAAACGCCCCAGCGTCAGCAGCGTTGAAGACCTGCGCCTTCCACCAGGTGTTGGTGTCAGGGTCGATGCCACCAACGGGGTTGGCAACGTCTTTGATGAGAAGCCCGAGGCCGTGGAAATCAGCCGCAGCAGCGGTGTTGTCGCCGTAGAACATTTCGTTCATCTTGGCGACTACGCTTTCACGAGCCACTTCGATCTTGGTGTTGAGAAGGTCCAAGAACGCAGCTTCGCCGCTGTTCTGGGCCTCTTCAAGACCGTTGATCGTCACGGTCGAAGCAAGCTGTTTCCAGTCGTAGATAGCGGAGGTAACTTCTTCCGAAGCCCCAACAGTAAGCTGCCCGCCACCACTGTAAGTAATGGTGTTGGCAGAGTTGTCGGCACCAATCAGGGATTCCTGAATGCGAGCGCCGCCATCAATCGGGATGACCTGTCCAGCCTGCGACAAGAAGTACGCAAGAGGGCGGGCCTTGAAAATGTTATCAACAAACTGATCAGAAACCTTCGCAAACGTAGTGCTAAGGATGTCGGACCAGCTAGCATCGGTGTCCTTGTAACCGAAAGCCATGGTTCTCTCCTAAGGAGTAGTAGGGGTGGGATCAGCCGAACGTCAGCCGTTCAGCAATGGATCTCCGATGTCCGAATAGCCATTTTCAGCCATCGAATCTCGGAAAGCCGCAGCGAGAGAATCTCGCCAAGAACCCGTAGAAGCCGCAGAATAATCCTTCGGACCTTCTGTGGTGGCAACTCCAGGTATTCCAGCACCAGCCGCAACAACACCTTGCATGTTCCGCTTTTGTTCAAGAACTTTCTGCTGTTCCGCTTCCATCTCCCGCTGTTGTGCAGCGGTAGCTTGAAGGTCTGCCCAATTCATGTCACGGTAAGCAAGTTCAACCGTTGGGATGTCATTCGCCTGCATGTGGCGAAGAACAACTTCTGGATCAAACTCTCCGTAACGTGATTGAACATCAGCGATCTCGTTCATCAAAGCCGAACGTTGCTGCTGTTGAGCGACATTCCCGACCGTTCCCCGAAGTTGTTTTATCTCCGCCTTCAACGCAGCCACCTCAGGGGTGTCTGGGTCAGAAGCCTCTACAGGCTCCCCCCACTCGTTAGTAGCTTTTGCAGCGGGAGCCGCAGAAGACTTACTTACTTTGTAGGTTTCAGCGATCAAATCAACAGTTGCTTGCGGATCGTGGTCAAGTGCCTGCAGAAGATCAAGTCCTCTTTGGGCAATACGACGCTGGTTGGCCAAATCTTGCGTCTTCTGGGTGTAGTCCTTCTGACGCATGTAGCCTTGTGCTGCTTCATCCAGGCTGATCGCTGTCCCATCGGGGAGAGTGATTCCTGCATTCTGCTGCTGCTGACTCGGGTCGGGTGTTCCCTGCGGGAATCCGCCTTCGGTCTGACTCATTGGATTGCTCCTTAGGAGTCCACGTTCGGGTTGCTCCTATCACCAAAATGGACGATGTTCAGGAAAACAAAGCTCGCCAAGTAAACGAACCAACAACACCATCCATTTTTAGTCCATTGTTACGCTGGAAACCTTTCACAGCGTTGACTGTTAGCCCGCCATAAACCCCATCAATCGGGCCAGGATCATAACCTTTGTCTTTCAACTGGCGCTGGGCAAGCTCAACTGCTTTGCCACGAGAACGCCGCTTCAAAGGTTTGCGGGCAAGATCAGCACCCAAAGCATCAACATAGGCGGCTACAGCCGCCCAATCGACACCAGGGTCAGTAACTTTCGGGTCGTTATCGACAACACGGCCATTCTGCAACCAAGCGTACAGTTCGCTACCAGGGCAGCTTGTAGACGCCATGTCACGGTGGCCTTTGATCCACAACTTGTTGTTGTACCGTTTTTGAATCTCATCCATAACCCAACGGATTGATTTCAACGCCGCATCAGGGATAGGGCCAGAACCCCACCCCGTGTAACACACGGACTCGGTTCGGCTATTCCAACCCTTGGTAGCGCCGCCAACAATACCAGCACCACGGCCTTCGTAAATCACGCCGTTAGCATCAACCAGCCAGTTGTACGCAATGGCATTCCAGCCACGTGTGTCCATGTGTGTACGTTCAAACGCTTTTAGCGTTGCAGGCCCAGGTTCGGCGTTTTGTACACCGCTGTGATGCAACACAATACCTACAACTTTGTTTGGTCGCAAGTTCGTAAATGGTTGCTTAGGTGGGCGGGCATTCCAGCCCGCCCGTTTGATGATGGTTCGCATTTTGCTCCTAGATGCCTAGCTGCGCTGCGGCGTCAGCTTCTGCCTGTGCTTCTGGTTCTAACTGTGGGGCATCAACCCCAACGCCTCCGCCAGCCCCAAGCGCCTGCATGGCTTGCTCAGGGATTCCGCCACCCATCTGCTGCTGCTGCGGTTGCTGCTGCTGCACAATAAACTTCTCAGGGTTTTTGACAGCAAACCCGTCTCGCAACACAACACGCAATAGTTCTTCTACGTTGACCATCCCAGACTGGATAAACGGTCCCATAGCTTGCAACATTCCCAAAGCCGACTGGCGGCGGAACGTTTCGTTTTTCGGAACCGTAGAGCCACCCTCGACACGGAAATCGTACTGGCCTTTGATGTCCTCACGGGTGTATGGCACCCAAAGAGCTGCACCGTCACGGCCAATAATTTTCGCTGCTTGATCGCCAGTCACAAACTGCTGGTTGATCTGTAGCAGCTTCGTAGCCAACTCGGCAATAAACGTTTCGACCCGATCCAGTTTTTCTGCGGTTCGCACGTTAGCTGCATCTTGCAACAAACTAGCTTCTGTGGCGGTACGGCGGATTTGGCCGCCACCGCCACGCATAAATTCTGTAATGCCAGAAATGTCTTGGATGTCGTT